AACTGTAAAGGGTCCAAGTGGAGAACTTACAGCTACATCGTCAGGGTAAGCACTTACAAATAATGTTACTTTGGCATTGCCCGTCTGATATTTAAAATCAGGTATGAATCTTCTAACAGCCATAAAAAATTCACCATCTCCTCTGTAATCTGCTACGCCCGTCTGTTGACCAAGAGCGCTACGTCTTGATGTAATATCCCAATCACCTGATCTGATAAATGCAGGTATGACCGTGGTTCCAGAGCTGTTAACCTGATCGGTTCCTTCCTCATGTTCATAATAGATGCTAGCACCAAATAGATTTGTGAGTCCAAGTATGTCAGGAAATACAGGCGTAGATGTATCTTCGTAATCTGTAGCATAAGGCGCATCAAATACACCCTGATCCTGATATGTTGTTCTATCTAACGATGATGTGGTCCAGATGTTTTCAGCGTAATTATAAGTTACACATCTGTCTATCTGGTCTGATCCAGACTTTGGATAAAACCAATTTACCTCTGTATACAGGTTGTTAGCTGCTGCAAAGACAACATCTCTAGAATTAAAATTTAATCCTAAATTATCTCCATCTGTTGTGAACACAAAATCTTCTACTAAAGATGGTAATGATTTTACAGTTCCATCAAATGCAAAAAATCCACCTTCTGCGCCCATCCAGAAAACAACACCATTAATAAAGGCAGCTGCATGTTGACCAATGCACCCACAATTTGTACCAACCTGTCTAACACTAAATGTAAATGGTGGTCCAACAAATTGAATAACATAAGCCGCTAAATCTGTGATAACAAAAACATAGTCCTTACCCTGTAAAGCTGCTCTGATCTCATTACCTGTGTCTAGTCTGAACGTACCTGCTGTATTGGTAGACGTTGGTGTATATGTATTTAAATCTTCTTGATTAGAAAATCTTACAAACATAGGATCCTGTGTCGTAACATCTCCAATGGTTGTCTCGGTTCCAAAATGAAATAAGTGTCTGTCACGATCTGATACTAACGTAAATCTAGTTTTTGTAGGATTGTTACCTGTGGCAAAGCCGGAAGTTGTTAGTGATGCTCTAATCGTTCTGGCGTTAGATGCCCCTGCATTCCATGTAAAAGTTTTACCATTAAATATAGTGGCAACTAAAACCTGACCAAAATTATCAAGACTCCAGTTTCCTGGATCTAGAGTCACAGAACTTGTAGCTCTTGGCGTATTCCAAGTGGATGCTCCCCACGTAGCTGTGCTCCAACCAAATCCAGTTGTTTGAGTGGTAGGTCCAACCTCAACGTATGGATTAACGGTTACAGCACCTGCTGCTGTCATACCAGATCCTGTTTCAACTGAAGCAGCTTGCACCGTAAATTTATCTATGTCAGGCACAGTTAATATTTCATAAACCTTCTCTAAATCTGTAGCTGTATAACCAGATGCTCCTGTAACAGTAACACCAGATAGAGTAACGTACCGTCCCACAGCCAATCCGTGTGAACCTTTATTAATAGTTATAGTGTTAGAATTATTAACAGTCGTTAAAGTTCCTCCGGTTATCGCTGTATCCAAAGGTGTGATATCAAAAAAATCATTACCATAATAAAGAAATAAACCTTGAGATGTACCTATGGCTGCATATTTTTCACCCGCAAAACTTGAAAATGAAACCTGTGCTCTTGCAGCCCCAGGCAAAGTTTTTTGTGCAGACGTTAACTGTAGCCATCCTCCTATTTTTTCAGGTAAGCCATATCTAAATCTAACAAAATCACCATCTGTCCATTGGCCTTCAGCACCAGATTCTGTGTCTTGTTTGTTGAAACCAGGCTTGAAATTTAATTTTTGTAGCATATAATGACTTATATCTTAGTTTTTTAGATAATGAAAGTAGGAAAATATTATGTCAATGATAGAGAAATACGATAATTTTTTTGCACCTACAGTGCAGGGTCATCTCTTTAATACAATTATTCATTCTAATTTTAGAATAGGATGGGAAGATAGTAACGAAGTTCAGCATAGAATGTATCCATGTTTATTTAGTCCATATACTTTTGACGATCTTAAAAATGTAAAAATATTAGATCTTGTTTTAGATAAATTAAAAGACAAAAATATAACCATTAATAACTATGATAAGTGTGTAATTAATTTAACCAAAAATGCAGACGTTAATTTTATACACAATCATCCAGATCAAATAGTATTTTTACATTATTCTAACATGACCTGGAATCCTGAATGGGGAGGAGAAACTGTTTTCTATGAAGACAATGGTAAAGACATTTTAGAGTCGAGTCCATATACTCCTAACAGAGCAATAATTTTTGATGGATCTATTAAACACACTATCAAAGCTCAAAATATATTAGGACCATCGTATAGATTTACTACAAGTTTATTTTTCCATAAATGAAAAAAATATTAGGTATTAATATCTCACATAATTGTTCTTTTGCATTTTTAAAAGATGGAACGTTAAAAGAATATTACGAAGAAGAAAGATTTAATTATATTAAAGATTATATGCCTGAAGAAAACAATCACGGTATATACAATTATAAATATAAGGCTTTAGATTGTTTTAAAGATATTACTTTTGATATGGTAATATTTGCTTCTTATAATAGAGGTCATTTACAAATAGAAATGCCTATAGTTAATCACATATTAACTCAAGTTAATCATAAAGATTTTTATTTTCATTTAGATAATCATCACATTTATCATGCTATCTGTGGTTTGTATTTTAGTAAATTTAATGAAGCTATTGCTTTAATCTCTGATGGTGGTGGAGAAAATGTTTACGATAAAAATTTTAAAGTTCTTCAAAGTATTTATTTAATTAATAAACATAAAGTACAGAATAAATATAGATACATTTCAAATAAAAAAAACGACTACTTTAATCATTTCCCTGAGATTGAACAATTAAAAGTTTTAGAAAATATAGATACAGTTTTTAGTAGTAAGTTAAAAGCAGGATTAAAATACATACATTATTTAAGAAAGGCTGGTTTTAATTATGGCGAAGAAGGTCAACTAATGGGTATAGCTGCATATAAAAATGGTAAAAATAATTTAGATAAAGAAGTTTTAGAAATTGCAAACATAGCACAAGAAGAAACATTAGACGACGTTGTTGAGCTTATGGAAAAAGCAAAAACTTATAGCGATTGTAAAAACATTATACTGTCTGGAGGCTATCATTTAAATTGTTCAAACAATTTTAAACTTGTAAAACTTTTCCCTGAGTACAATTTTTTTGTAGATCCGATATGTCACGATGGAGGAACGGCAGTAGGAGCTGCTTTATATTATGAAAATTATTTATAATAAAGAAGAGGCAGTAGATTTATTATTAGAACAAAAACTAGTAGTAATATTTCAAGGACACTCCGAATGGGGTGCGCGTGCATTAGGAAATAGATCGATGTTATTTGATCCTCGTAATGTAGATGCAAAAGAAATTGTAAATAAAATAAAAGGAAGGCAATGGTGGAGGCCAACCGCTGCCACAATACTTTATGAACATAGACATGATTATTTAAAAATGCATACTTTAGACGAATCTCCTTATATGACTTTTGCTATAGATGCCACACAAAAAGCTATTGATACAGTTCCTGCTTGTGTGCATGAGGACAAAACTTGTAGATTTCAAACTTTAAAAAAAGAACAGAATCCTAATTACTATAATCTTATAAAATTATTTTATGACAAAACAGGTGTGCCTTTATTATTAAATACCTCTTTTAATCTAAAAGGATACCCTATAGTTCAAACCTTTAAAGATGCCGTATTGACTTTACAAAACAGTAATATAAATTACTTATACAGACCAAATGAATAATCAAGAAAAAACAGTTAGTATAAATAATTTCATAGGGATATATGATAATTACATTACTAAAGCTGAATGTGATAAAGCCATAAATATTTTTGAAACTCAAAATAAATTTAATCAAACTGTAAATAGAATAGGATCTGAAAAAGTATCTGTTTTACAAAAACAAGATCAACAATATTTTGCAAATGGTGGCAATATAGATGTTTGGTGGGAAGATTTAAGACCTCTTATAGTAAATTATGATTTAGCTTGGAAACACTATTTAATGAACACAGGAGCTGGTGATGTATTTCAAGATGAATTTTATTATACAGGTGTAAAAATTCAAAAAACATTACCTACCGAAGGGTATCATCTTTGGCACGTAGAACATGGCAAAGGTTTTGACAATGAACCAAGAGCTTTTGTTTTTTCTATATATTTAAATGATATAGATGAAGGAGGAGAAACAGAGTTTTTACATTTTTCAAAAAGAGTAAAACCTAAAACAGGTAGAATTGTTATATGGCCTGCCAGTTTTCCTTATGTTCATAGAGGTAACCCTCCTTTAAAAGATAGTAAATATATCTTAACTTCTTGGATGATGTTAAGATAAATGAATCATTTAGAAGCTATCGTAGAGATTAAAAAAATAATTAGTCCTCAATTTATTAAAAAAATAATACCTTTAATAAAAGTAAAATCTAAAATTAATCTTAAAGTTAATTCAGGGATAAATAAAAAAATAAGAAACGTGAAGGGATATCAGTTAAATCTTGAGACTCCCACTAATATATTTTATTGGAATTATATAAAACAAGAAATAGAAAGATTGTATAGTTATTACAAAATAAAATTTCCTAAAATGTCTAGTTATAAAATAAATCAAATAGATCTTTTAAAATATTCTGTAGGCGGTAAGTACGAGGTGCACACAGATCATTATACAAATAGTCCTAGACATTTAAGTATTATTATGAATTTAAATGATAATTATGAAGGCGGTGATTTAATTTTTACAGCTCAAAATGAAGAGGAAATAAAAAGATTAAAACTTGACACGGGTTCTGTTGTATTTTTTCCTAGTAATTTTATGTATCCTCACAGCATAGAACCTATTACCAAAGGCATAAGATATAGTATAGTTGCATGGCTACAGTAGATAATAAATTAATTAAAAATTTTTTTAGTAAAGAAGAGTTAAAAGTTATTCAAAAATATTGTTATAATAAATTAGATTTTAATAGAGACTATGTTTTAGATGGTCAATCATTTTCACCAGCTTGGTATCACGATGCTTTAATGAATTCTTTATTAGATACTAAATTACCTAAAGTTGAGGAAGAGTGTAATTTAAAATTATTTCCTACTTATAGTTACTGGAGATACTACGTATATGGTGGAACTTTATCTAAACACACAGATAGACCCGCCTGCGAAATATCTGTTACGGCTTGCATAAAAAAATATGACAAGTGGCCTATTATTGTCGAAGGAGAGTCTTTTGAATTAGAAGAAGGAGACGCTGTTTTATATGCTGGGTGTGAACAAAAACATTGGCGTCCTGGCACATATAAAGGCGAGGGAATGGCTCAAGTATTTTTACACTATGTAAATCAAAACGGACCTAATAAAGATCACGCGTACGATCAAATAAACAAAAATTTATAATATTATGAAGAGTAAGATGTTGGTCTAGCTCCAAGTCTAGAAAGTTTTTCATCAGCTGTTTCAGCTGAACTGCCGTCATCATTTACTAGATTATCGTTGTCCCATTCATCTTGTAGATTTATTAAATGAACACTGTCCCATCTATTAATAAAATCTTGAAAATCACCTAAGTTAGCATTATCCCAACTAGAATGTGGAGTAGTATCTCTATACTCTACTTGGTCGTTAACGTTGCCTGTTCCATATTGAATAGCCCAAATATTAGACCATTTTGATAGTCCCCAAAAGTCATCGTCATTAATTGTGTATCCAGTTCCAGCAGCATCACCACTTTGTTTAATGACAAGTTTGTCATCAAATACTACTGTCCATGTTGCGTTAGTTGCCATTTTTTCTCCTACGTTTTAATTATATAAATTAGTGCTAAGTATGGTTGAACAACCGAAGTTGCATCCCCACTAAACGTTGCACTCATGTTATGTGAGTGACCAGTTCCAGAACCTTGGTTTCCTGTATTAGCAGGAATAGATGATCCACCTTTAGGCGAACCATTATTACCAGGGTTGTTAGCGTTAGCTTTTTGATAAGGGTGTGAGTGTGATGCAAGTTGTGCTGTTGATAAAGTTGCGTTAGCTGTTGATCCTCCAACGTTTCCAGTTGAAGCTACAGTATTTGCTCCACCAGTTGATGCTAGAGCTTTTGTTCCAGACTTACCTAGTGCTACGTTATCTTGTAAATCAGGTAATTTAAAAGTAGTCGCTCCATCACCAGCACCATAAGTTGTACCGATGATTGCAAATAATGCAGAAAACGTTGATCTTGAAACTAATGCACCATTACACTCCAAGAAACCTGTTGGCACTGAAGAAGAAGACCACGGCACAATAGTAGCCGTAGGTATACCTTCGATACCTGTAAGGTTTGCTCCGTCGAAATCGTATCTTGTTGCTTCGTAATTTGACATCTATTATTTCTCCTTATACGTCCAACCTGTTGTTGCATCTCCTGAGAAGACTAAACAAAAAGCTGCGCCTTGTGTATTGACTACTAGATCTGATGCTGCATTAGCTATATTAGATCCATTTCTACCAACAGTCAATGCGTTAGAATTAAAATCATAACCTTGGTCTACAAATGAAACTTCATCTCCAGTAGCAGGTGAGGCCGGTAGAGTAATTGTAACTCCTCCACCATTTGTATTTACCAAAAGTTGAGCACCAGCTTGAACTGTTTCTGCTGCAGAAACTACTCTCCAGTTTCTTTGCTCAGATAATTTTACAACGTTTGTACCATCAGAATATAATACATAGTTATTTCCTTCAGCTAAAAGAACACCTGTACCTGATGATGTTTTAAAAGTTAAAGTGTTTCCTGCATGATCACATGCATTTTGCACGTTATAAACTTTTTCAATTGAATCTGGAATAGATACTGTTCTGTTAGCTGCTAAAGTTCCTGTTAATTTAATGACATCATTTTTACCATTTGATAAAGCACCATTTGTAAAAGTTAAAGATCTGTTAGCGTTAGTTAAGTTGAAAGTTGTAAAGCCACCAATAGCTTGTTCTAAAATAAGTAAGTTTGTATTTGTAATTTGACCCCAAGTTCCCGAGTTTTCACCGGTTGCTTGTACTGTAAGTTTTAGGTTAGCAGATGTAGAATTCGCCATTTTTTAATTCCTTATACGTTCATTTTATTAAAAATAAGAGTTTGTGTCAAACTCATTATGCAGCCACCTCTTGCCATCCTGGAGGTGTTATAGGCGCTGAACCTGTATTAACTTCGTTCCAGATTAAAGCACTACCAGATCCTTGATTCATAGTCAAGCTTAAACCTGTAAGCTGAATATCTATGTGAATTTTAACAGTAACTCCCGCTAATTGATTGTTTAATGGAAAACCTGTAGGAACAATATTTTGACCAGGAACACCCACAGCTGTTCCTAATCCAGCTGTCATTGCAATTCCTGAAGGGGTTGCACCTGCTCCAGCCTGACCTACAGCTGTTCCTAAATTTGCAGTTATTAAGTTTCCAGTTATAGAAGCATCTGGCGCTGGATCTACAATACCAAGAGTTGCTTGTGCTACGTTTAAAGTATTAAGAGTTAAGTTAGCATTACCAGTCATCGCTAATGTTCCAGCCGCAGCTGTCATTGCGATACCAGTTACATCAACGTTTGCAAACTGACCCTCAACTCCCCACGCGTTGACGTTCCAACCCTGTCTACCCCAACCTGTTTGGTTAAATGCATCTATAGTTCCAAGACCCATAGACATTGCATTACCTGTAGCCATTGCATCAGGACCAGCATCAGCTGTTCCTTCGGCTGCAGTTAATGCAATACCTGATGGAAATACTTTTGTTTGAATGTCAATGGTAGTAGAACCAAGAGCAGTTGTAATAAGTTGATTATTATTTGTAGATGGACCAGTGGATACATCAATAGATGCTACAACACTTCCTAAAGTGGCTGTAACCGCATCACCTGTTGCAATAAACGTGCCTGCAATACCCCAAGCTTGTTCATTCCAACCAAGTCTACCCCAACCATTGTTTATTTCACCAACAGTTGTTTCGTCACCTAAAGATGCAGTTAGAGCAATACCCGTTACTGTAAAAGTAGGGTCTGCTAAATCATTCCATTGGTTCTGACCCCAAAAGCCGGCACTCCAAGTTCCTGATCCACTCATAGGAGGTTACCTCCTACGATTAACCAGAGATCCTTAGAATCGCTGCTGTTGATGTATTAGCCGGAAACTGAATTGTGAAAACTCCAGATGTAGCTGTTTTATCTGCTCCAAAATCTAAAACTGCCACCGCTGAATTTGAGAACGATGTGTTATAGATTAAAGCTCCTCTAGCAGTAATAGTAACGTTCGTAAACGATCTGTCTGCGAAGTCCACTCTTGCTACACCAGCTGTTATTGAAGTTGCTAAGTTAACTAATTTTCCTCCACCTGCAGTGTATTG